TAAAATATACGAATGGCATCTTATAACTCAAACAGATTAAGTGGAGCAGGTGCTCCAATTGAGGCTTTAACAAGTGGAAGTACTTATACTTTTACTATAGCATCACCGGCAACCGGTTCATCATATTTTACGTTAGAAACCGTTAGAAATTCAATGGGCTATTATGGTTCAACGTCTGCCACCACCGCAAGAGGAACATTTGGAAGCTTAACCAATGTAACGGGATTAGTTTCTTCATCCTATATTTTTTCTGTTGTAGTTCAACCTGGAGGTGGTTCATTTACTTTTTCCCCTGCTGCTAATATTGCAGCTAGTGGATCTTTTTTAAGAGGAACAGGTGGAATTTCTTTAACCATTTCTTAAAGACTTTTAAAAGTACGCCACAGGCAGCTTGGCTACCCAGGAGGCCTGTCGTATATTTACGGTGTTGTTAATGGTTACAACATCTAAAAAATAAAAGTTATGTTAAATCTACAGAATTCCGAGTTCAAAACAGTTGAGCAATTAAGATCAATCGCTCCTTCAATCTTCACACAGCACGGTTCAGGTAATACCTCTGAAAAGTACTCACACATTCCAACTGATAGAGTAATCAGAGATATGGAAGTATTGGGTTGGGGTGTTGTTGATGCTAAGCAGGTTAAAGCCCGCAAAAATCAAGGTTTCCAAAAACACCTAGTAGTGTTCCGAAACAATGACATTACAATCAACGGTCAAGATGGAGATGTTGTTTTCCCTCAAATCTTGCTTACCAATTCACACGATGGTAAAAATGCCTTTACTTTTACAGCTGGTCTTTTTAGAATGATCTGTGAAAATGGTTTGGTTGCTTGTTCCGAACAATTTGAAGATGTTAAAATCCGCCATATGGGTTATAATTTTGAAGAATTAGAAAATACCATTAAGAAAATGGTTGAAACTCTTCCTCTAACAGTTGAGGCTATGAACCAAATGGTTAGTATTGAATTGAAACAAGAACAAATTCTTTCACTAGCTAAGGATTTGCTTGAAGTTAGAGTTGAAAATACCGAAAATACCTTTTCTCCAATTTCAATTGAGCAAATATTAACTCCCCAGAGAAGAGAAGATGAAGGTAATAACTTGTGGAGAGTATTTAACCGAATCCAAGAAAATATTATTGAAGGAAATTTCATGTATTCTACCTTGAAAGGTAAAACTAGAAGTGCTCGTAAAATTAAGAATTTCCAACAAGATATGGATCTTAATAAGAGAATGTTTTCTAAAGCACTAGAATACGCAACATGTTAAGAAAATTAGCCTTAGCAATAGGAATAAGTTCCCTCCTGGCATGTAGCCAGGAGGAAGAACTTCCTACAATGTATCCATGTTTAGATGGAAAATGTGATGTTGTATTTGAAATTGATCCTCTTGTATCACCTGGCGTATATCAAGATGTAAATTCATATTGGCATATTAAATATTGGGGTCCTCGATATTTTACTATTAAAGGAGAATTAGACAAATTAAACCCCCAATATATAGTTAATAATACCCCATTAGTTGAAACCCACTACGATTCAGATTATTGGATTATATTTAATAAAATTCGATATAAAATGCCTGTATATTCGGTGTTGAGTTGGTTTAGTGATGGGGGATATAAAAAGCCAATCCCTATTGGAAATTTGGAATATACCTTAACAGATATTGCTCAAATCCAACCACCACTTAATATTGCTGGGTATCAGATACAAAAGAATTTTTGTTGGGAGTGTCCATATGCTAAATCAGCATTAGGAACCTACAGTAAATATACTTATAATCCTCGTCAACAGTTTTTTTTAGATAAAGATATGGTAGGAGATACCTTAAAAGTAATGGTTAAAACTACTTTTAATACTGATGTGGGAGAAAAAGTAACAGTAGAAAAAGAGTTCAAAATAATCGTAGATAAATAATACTTTTATGAAAAAGATTACTCTTGAACAAGCAAAAAAGTATACTCCTTTAGATGATGATATAGTAAATAGAAATATTCATAAAGCTTCTTATTTTACTATGAGTCCCCACCCTGATCCTGAAATGGCTAGTGAAGGGTGGGAAAAAGTTACATATTATATATCTAAAAGAAATGATATTTATATTAATAGGGGAGAAGGAAACCAATGGATATACATTCTTTCTAATCCTTCTATACCTAATACTTTAAAGATAGGATATACAAATCTAACCCCAGAATTAAGAGCAAAACAGTTATCCTCTTCTACCGGGGTAGTTATACCTTTTAAAGTAGAGTGGGCTTTTAAATGTTTTGATGGAAATTTAATGGAAGCTGAAGTTCATGATACTTTAAAAGAGTATAGGATAAGTAACCAACGAGAATTTTTCCAAGTAGATTTGGAGGAAGCCAAGAATATAATTACATTAATAGGAGAAAAATATATCTAATTAGTATTTATATATAGATACTATAATTTTATAAATGATCTCCAAAGAAAAAATATTTAATTTATTTGATGATTCAAGAGTTGTTGATGTACATGAAGATTTTATGGATAGCCCATATGCTAAAATTGGAATGTTTAATAAAATAATTATCAATAACACCGTTTTTCTTCAAAAATTAAAATATTTCTTTAACAAGAACAAAAAAGAGTACAATGAAGAAAATGTAAATGGTTATGCTTCATTTGTTACATTTAATAGAGCATTCTTTTATATTAACCAAGTTGATATAAATAACAGCATGCATGTTGATGCTTTAACATGTTATGATTCAGAGCAATTAATTTATAATTTGGGTCAATCTATTTTGTATTTTGAAGCAAATGAAGAATATGAAAAATGCGCCCATCTCCTTAAAATTAAAAATTTTCTTGAGGAATTTGAAAAATCCCTTGACTCCATAAGAGATTCTATTTAACTTTATATCACGGGTTTAAGGGATATGAAGAAAGGGGAATGAGAAGGGAAGGAGATAGAGGGGGTATAGAACAGGGAAAATTATAAACAATTATATACAATGAGAAATAGAAGTTTAATGCAAAAGAAAATGGAGACTCTTGAATCCATTTTAATTAATTTGCAACGTATCGTTAAAACACAAGAGCCAATCGATGTTTATGTTCAAAATATTCAAAAAGGACTTGATGTTGTTGAAGATTTAAAAAGTATGATAGAAGCAGAACCTCTATCACCTAATGAAGTAAATAGATTTTAAATTAATATAAACGGTTATGAAATTAACAGCTGAACAAATTCAAGGGAATTGGAATCAATTCTTAAATAACATCAATCAATATATTTCCTCTCCTAGGAAAGAAAAATTACTGGAGTTCTATAAACAATATGAAGATAGGCTTATTATAATGCCTGCTGCTCATAAAAAAGAATATCATAATGCATTTCCTGGGGGATATATTGAGCATGTAAATAGAGTAGTAGCAGCATCCCTCAAACTACATTCAGTATGGAACGAGTTTGATGCAGATATGTCAACTTTCACGGTAGAAGAGCTGGTGTTTTCTGCTATTAATCATGACCTTGGCAAAATGGGTGATAAACAACACGAATCGTATATTCCGCAGACAGACCAATGGAGAAAAGATAAGTTAGGAGAAGATTATATGTTTAATAATCAACTTCCATTTTCTTCCGTTCCCGATAGAGGATTATTCCTACTCCAGTCGCATGGTATCTCATATACTTTTAATGAGATGATAGCTATTCAGACTCATGATGGGTTGTATGATGAAGGCAACAAGAAATATTTATTAAATTTCATGCCAGAGCAGAAACCTAGAACTTGTCTACCATATATCCTCCACCAAGCAGACCTATTGGCTGCTAGAGTTGAATTTGAAAAAGAATGGTTGCCTAAATTTAAAGAGAAAAAACAAGATAATTTGGAGACACCAAAGAAGAGTTATACATTAAATAATAAAACTAATACAAAAACTAAAGCTCTAGGTAGCTTATCAAGTATTGGTTTAAAAAATATGTTAGACGATTTATAATATGATAGAAACTATAATAATTTTAGGAATAATGGTCGTGATCTTAGGATACACGACCAT